GGTGCCGACAGCAGAATTAAAGCCAAACTTGTGTATGCTTTCGTGAAAACTTATTTGATCTCTAGCAACTTGTAATTCAAAAGGCTCTGTTTTACCGACTCTTGAAATTGATGATACTTCCTGTGCCATTATCTTATTTTAGTGGATTTAATTTTACTTGCACAACCGTTACCTTTACACATTACTTCACCACCGCAATTTAAACCTTGTGCTGCTTTAAAATCTGCTGCGGTTGGTGCACCTTTTGACCCTGGAGTACGCATACGTTCACCAGAGCCTTCTTTTATACGCTTACGTTTAGCGTGAATGTTATCCCAAAGTCCTCGTTTAGCCATTATCTAATTTTAGTTTCTTTAGTTTTAATAGCACAACCGTTACCTTTACACATAACACCACCTTTAACTTTACCAATGCGTAATTCTTTCAAATCAGCACCAGTGATCTTGTCGCGTGGTTCTGCTATTCTAGCTAACTTCTTTTGTTTAGGAGAGTATTCGCTAAAAGGCATTATAACTTACCGCTCCAATCAGCGTTGTGCTTTGTGCCTTGAGTTGCTTTACCTGTACCTTGAGTTTTAACTTTACCTTGACCAAAAACCTTTTTGAATAAAATATCTTTTACTCTTACTGGTCCGTTGGCTAAGTTAATTCTGTTTGGTCCTTTTACGTTTACCTTTTTCATGAGTTATCCTTATTTTTTAGCTTTACCGCCACTTTTAAACGGAGTGGCAGCTTTTTTCAAACCTTTAGCTACTTTGCTTCCTGGAGCTATTTTATTAGCCACCATTGAAGCAACTTGCACAGGAGCTGTCTTAGCTTTATACGCACTTCTAGCAGCAGTCGTAGCTACGTCTTTAACTATATCACCTGCGCCACCGCCTGCTAATTTTTTACGTTTAGTTCCTCCGTGGCTTTCACCGCCGCACATCATTCTTCTACGGTTAGCGTTACCTGCGGGAAGTTCCATTTTTCCTCTTTGTTTTCCTGGCATTTTAAAATCCTCTATTTTGGTTGTCGGAACTTCTTACGTCTCGTAATAGTTCTGAGTAAGTTTTACGGATGCTCTCTTTTTCTTTCATAAGAGCTTCCTCCCTATCTTGAGCTATCTTCATTTCTGCGATAGCTTCATTTGATTCTATTTTAGCTAAATCTACTTGAGATTTTAAGGCATCAGACTGAGCTTTTTGTGCTATTTCCTCTTTTTTGAGTTCAACTATAGGATTTATCTGTGCCATTTGCTGTGCTTGAGCTAGAGCCTGAGCTTGACCTGTAACTACTTGTGTAGCTTGAGCTGCTAGTAAAGCTAATTGATTCATAGCTTCTGGCGGCATCTCTTGACCTAAAGGTGGTAGTTGTTGTCCGAGTACCATTTCTATTTGCTGTTTGTATAACATAGCTTGATGCTCTTGTATATTTGCACTTATAGCCAATTGAGCTGTTTGGTTTTGTGCTATCATAGGATTCTGTAAGAATGAACTATGGGCTGCTATATACGCGTCGTGGTTCTGGAACTCAAAGGCTTTGATAGGTTGTCCTGTCATTGCTGCTTGTTGTTCGCTGATCGGGTCACGAGGTGGTATTTCAGCTACTGGGGGCAATATAGCGTCTATGTTTTTAATTTCTAGAGCTTCATACATACGCTTATAGGCTTCACGCAAGTCGTGTATTTGCGGTGCAGCCTGTGCCATTTGTAATTCTTGTTGAGCTAACATTACCCTTTGTGCCATACTAAAGATATTAGGGTCACTGACTGGAATAATATCTACTCTATCATCAAAGTCGGTTTGTTTAATTTCGCGTGTAGCACCTGGAACATCATAAGGATACACAGGTGGTAGGCTACGTGAGAAGATTTTAGCTAATAACCTAAATTCTTTCTTTTGAGCAAAGTGTAAACGCTTGTGTATAGCGGACATTACTTTAGTACCACGCTCTAACATAGCTACAGTAGTGCCTACAGGTAGTTGTTGACTACCAATATCACCTACTTGCATGTCTGCAATACTAGCAAAACGCCTTCCAGAGTCAATAATAACGCCTAATAACTGAGCTAATACGCTACTAGGCTCTTTATACGGTAAAGGCATTAATGCATCACGAATTGTGCCTCCTGGAACGTCAACATCCCTAAATTCTCCTGGTCTTAGAGGTTCATCTTCCCCTTGTACACGCATTCCACGTGCTTTAAAGCCAGCAGGTAGGTTACTTAACGTACCAGCGTCAATTAATTGACGTAAAATTGAAGTTGCGGACTTAGTTAGACCTCCAATCATGTGAATTAGCCCAAAACCGTAAAAACCTAGTCCTGGAAGGAACTTATAGTGTACAAAATACTCTTTTTTACGGAATAGTTCGTCTTCTTTTTCCCAATTACGTCTTACTGAAAGGATTTCACCACTATCTTCTAGGATAGTAACAATATAAGGCACCGCAAAACCGTAGTCATCTATGTCTGGTAGCTCTAAATCGACATGTAGTTCTAGTACACTGTACTCATTATAGTCGGTTAAAGGCATTGAAAGACCTTGTAACTCGTCCATTTTCTCTTTTGCTTCGTTATATTCTAGGTCAACTCCTGCCTCACCTAACGGTACATCTCTATAAATACCACTTTTTTGTAATTTTTTCAGGTCATTACCTGTCATACTTACTACATGAGTAAATCTAGGGCTAGTTTCAAGGTCTGTGGTCTCGTAAGATACTACTAAATCGTCAGCTTTTACTAGCCTACTAGTGGCTCTACCTAAAAGATTGTCATAATAAACTTTTTTAAACGCACTACCAGCTAACGGTAGATAAAATAACAAACTATCCATCTCAGGGTCATACTCTTGCATAACTTCACTGATTTGATAATTCATAAACTCTTTTACACGTTGGCTTTGAGCAGCAACTTCTGGACTTTCGTTGCCCATAATTCTAGTTTTGACTGGTCCTCCAGCTGGTAAAAGTTCTTTATAGGCTTGAGCTTGAAATTGTGTTACCGCTTCACTTAATAGTGGGTGGTGTACACCTGTAGCTCCTGGGAATGGCTCTTCACGTTCTTCTGTTTTTATACCTAATAAATCTAAACCTTTAGTAAATACATCAAGCCAGTCTTTACGTGAATCTTTGTCTTGTTCAAACGCGTCTAATAATTCATTAGAAAGTGTATTAAGCGAGGACTCATCTAATACCTCTGCTAAATTAACCTGATGTTCTGTAACTATAACTTCTTCCTCTTCAAAAAGCGGAACTAAATTACCTCTAGGGTCAACTTCAAAAGCGGAAGTCATTTCCCCTTGTATGTTCATGTCTTCTGGTAGTTCTACTTCAAGTGATTCTTGAAGTTCTTCTGGTAGTGCTTCTACTACCATTTGCTCCATAGGATTTTGTTTTTCTATTGCCATGCGTTAATAATAACTTATTTTTCTTCTGGGATATAGTTCTTCGTCTTCATAGTCACTCGGTAACTTAACAAAGCCACCTTGCCTAAAACGTAGTAGTGCTTGCGTTGTTGAGTCGACTAAGTCGTCGTGGTCTCCAGCAGGAAACATAGCACACTCCTCAATTACCTCATTAGCCCATTTAGTATCTGGTGCCCATACCATGCCAGATTCAAATAATGGAGCAGCAGCATTTACTCTAGCTACTTTATCATTTCCTTTTGAGGGAGTAAAGTTTTGTACAGGTATACCTATATTACGCAGTTCTTGTGTAAGGGGCATGCCACTAGCTTTAGCTTCTATAATAGTTACGTCAGGTTCCCACTCTTGATATTGTTGTAAAGCTATAGCTTTTAATTCAGGAAAGCTGTACCGCCCTTTTATAGCGTCTAATAAAATTATATGTGGTGCTGTGCCGTCATAAAAATGTTCCCCGACGTTGCCTTCTGGATAAAATACTCCCCACGTAGTAATAGCAGAATAGTCTGCCATCTCTCGTTTTAAAAACGCGGTGTCGTAACTTTGTATAATATAGTCGCACTTAGGTGGTTTTTGTCTTTCCCAAACATTCCACCATTCACGTTTTAATAAAGCACCTTCCTCTGAACTGGGATTCTGCATGTATTGAGCGTGCCACTTTGGTCCGCCACGTAAGGTAGCCTGTACACTTTCTAGTTCTTCCTTTGACCAATATTCTGGCCACAGAGGGTCACCACTAGGTAATATAGCAGGTAGCTCAATAAGTTCCCATTGATCTGCTTTAGGGTCTCGTGCTGCGTCTTTTAATAATCTGCCTGTAAGGTCATTCACGTTCCACCGTGTCATGACTATAACTATAGCACCTCCTGGCTGTAGCCTTTGCCGTGGTCCTGAAGTGTACCAATCATAAGTGTCTTCCATGCTTTTAGGATTCATGGCGTCTTGTTCTGAGTGAGGGTCATCAATAATAAACAAGTCCGCACCACGTCCCGCTAACGCACCGCCTACACCTGCTGCGTAATATTCGCCTTTAAGTTTAGGGTTACGTTTGTCTTGTGTTTCCCATTTACCTGCAGCTTTTGAGTCTGGGTTTATTAATACGTTAGGAAAAACTTTTTCAAAGTCTTCCGTTAACATTAAGTCTCTAATCTTTCTACCGAACTTAACCGCTAGGTCTGCGGTGTGCGTGGCTTGTAGTATTTTTAAACTAGGGTTACGCCCTACTAAATACGCAGGAAAAAAGTGTGAAGCAAACTCAGACTTAGTATGTCTGGGGGGCATATTAATTATTAGCCTTTTAATTTTGCCTGATGCTATACGGTCAAATGCGTCTGCCATTTTAGCATGGTGAGCACCAGCAATAAACTGTGGCCATTGGCTTTTAACAAAATCTAAAAAATTACTTTGACAACGTTCAATGCGTTCAATCTCGGCTAAACGTTCGCTAAGTTCTAAATGTTCTTTTAGTACTTCCTCAGGAAGTTGTTCTAATAATTCTTTCTTCAAGGTATGTAGTTTTCAAGTGCTGTATTCATATCCTCTAGCGTATCGTAGTATACAGTATCCGCACCTCTATTATAAATATTAAAAATTTCCTCATCTGACATATTTTGTTCTTTTATAAGTTTGTCTAATAGTTTTTGTGTAGTGGGATCATATCTTACAGCACTTTTTAAATCTTCAATAGTGTTGATTGCATCTTTCAAAAAATCATCTGTAACTTCAACGTTCTTAGAAGTTCCTGCTATTTCTTTTACTTGTTTTAATGAAAGATTGTTTAAATCTTTACTGGCTAGTTTTTCTAAGATTGATTGTACTGCTTGAGCAGAGATAAATTCATCTTTGTTTTTACCATACTTACTGACTAAAGTGTCTACTACTCTATTATTGTAAAAAAACGCATTTGAGTTATCCAACATTGATCTTATGGGAGGAGTAAGTTTAGCTAAACCTGGAAGTATGCGAGATTTACCCAGTGATCTCACTGCCATAGACACAGGATCGATAAAAGGTGCAGCTAAAACACCAATACCTAAACCTTGAGCTACTTTTCTTCTTGTTAAGTCGGGTTGTACTTCGTCTGCTACTTCTTTACTTGAAGTATTTTTAACTGAGTTAGCGTATCTTAATAAAGCTGGAGCACCAGCTAACGTACCCATTATTGCAGCAGTAGCAGTGTTACCTTTTTTATATTCACCTAAAGCGTCGGCACCTAGTACACTTGACTCAACCGCTGCTGCAGTTGAACTAACTTTAGGTATAGCCATACCGCTCAAGCCCATTAAACTAGCATCAAGTAAACCGAAGTCTGATACTCCTTCTCCGCCGAACATGTTTGATACTGGTCTTCTATCAGGAAAGTTTTTAGGAGCAGGAAGTAAACCTGCTTCTATCGCTTCTAGATAGTTCATGTATTTTTCTTCTTCGCTTTCGCCTAATAAACCCTCGGCAACGTTTTTACCTGTTGTACCGTATTTAAGCGTAGCTAGTTCTCTAAGTTTGTCTCGCCAACTTAACGTTGAACGGTCGGTGGGGGAAATTCGATAATTTTGAAAGGGATCAGTTGCCATAACGTAAAGGCATTAAGTTTACTAGCCCACCTCTGTTTAATTTTAAAACTTCGGTAAGTTTTTTAGTATCATCGTTTAGATTGATTGTAAAAAACTCTTGGTCAAAATCATCTGTGTCAACATCAAGTTTTATTTTTATGCCGTATTCTTTTTCTATATTTTTTATAGATCTTCTTGTATTGTCTATGTAGAGTTCGGCTAATGAGTCTGCTTTTTGAATATTGTCGTCGCCACGTTGTCGTAATAACGCTCTACCGTTTACTGGTATCTGTACAGAATCCACTCCCATACGATGACCTTCTTGTATGCCACGTTTTAAAGCTAGTTCAAACCACTGATTATTTTTAGCTAATGGCATGTTATCTAAAGTGCCTTTGTAGTTATCGTACCTAGCTTTATTAAACGCTAGTATAGGTTCAGCAAAACTATTGGTTGAAGCTTCGTTTAATTTTGTGCCTCTTTTTAAACCACCTAAAGCTCGGTTTACAGCAGAATTAATTTCCTTATTACTGAGAGTTTCTTTAAATCCTAACTCATTACCTAACCGAGTGTAAAAAGCGTCTAACGGTACAGCCGAGTCAATAGCATCTATTAAGTTAGAGTTAGAGTCATACATAGATTTTTGTAATGACCATGTATCTACGTAAGGGTCGTACAGTTTTTCATCAAAACGGTAAAGGTCGCTTTGTATTTCACTAAGTTCTAATACGTCTTTACCCTCTTTAGGCACTACTCTATAACGCACATGAGCGACACGGTCTGCAATATTTGGGTAAAAATTACCGCCTCTAGCTATATCTGCGTGTAAAGCATTATCTGACATATAAGGTGAAGTTATACTAGGAGCGTTATTACTTTTAGCGTTGATAATAAGTTCACCGTAACCTTTAGCGTTTTCTACACTGTCTGGGTAGGTGTCGTTACGTTCAAAACGTTTGCGTAATACATTGGCTAGTCTGGGTGAAGAAACGTTTTCTA